TATGATAGCACAACTAATACATACTCCAATAACTATTTGACTATTGGTCCAGATCGTCTGTTTAGTTTCAGACAAGGCACACCTATACAAAATATAATAGAACAGGTTATATTAACCAGTTCATTTACTAGGGACGTTATATCACGCCTTGAAGCAGGTGGCACACAGCCACTTACGTGGTTTAGAATTGAAACCCAGGTATTCAATTTGGCGAATGAGGGTCAAAAGCAATTCATATACAAAATAATCCCTTATGAAGTAGATAGATCATTGTTTGAAAAACAGGGATACCAACGGTCTTATGATAGAATATTGGCTGATGTAAAAAAAGGTTACAACTACATCTACACTGGTACAAACACTGATATAACAAACTTTGATATAACAATCAACGCAGCATTCTTTCAAATGTTTTTAAGTGATGCTGCATCAAATGCCAATAATAATGTGCCGGCGGCGTCAGCTGCTACGATTAAAGATCTTCTTTCAGTTGGTAGCAGTATTTTTGGTGATATTTTGAACAGCACTGTTACGGCTACATCTAATTTTCTCACAGGAGCAATCAACACTGTTACTGGTAATGGAGTGACCCAAACTACTACCACCAACCCAAACGGAACTCATGGAGCAACCGTCTCTACATTGCCCACTGTTTCTGGTGGCACTGGCATAACTGATGCTAGACGCAGAGTGGCTGAGCACTTTCACAATGTCATATTAAACAGTAACGTTGAATTGGTCGTTATAGATCTTGAAATCTGGGGAGATCCGTATTTCTTACCAGATACAAACATAGGCAACCACCAAACCAACAGGGGCATGTCATATCAACAAACAGAAGTTGATGTTATATTAAACTTCAATACTCCTATAGATTTTAATACTTCAAACACTATACTATCTTTCAGTTCACTAGACCAATTTGTGGGATTGTATAAAATAGTGCAAATAAATCATACATTTGCTAATGGTATGTTTAAGCAAACACTGAACATGACACGTAGACCTGGGCAGGATCAGAAAACATTGGATGCGGCTCGGGCAATGTTGGTAAGTTCTGAATTTAATATTCCGATGGATGGATTGTTGAGTTATTTTTCAGGCGGCACAAGTAACCCTGTGGAATTAATTTATAATACATTGTTTGATTCATTGGGATTATCACCATTGCTTTCGCAAGTTGCTGCTTTTCAAAATGTCTCGAATATTTTACCACTACCAACTGATCTTTTATCAGCATTTTCCACAGTATCTAACTTTAGTTCAAATATAGCTGGAATTGCAAGCAGTGTGCAACAACTGTCTTCCATGAATATACAATCAGCATTGCAAAATACTGCAACAAACTTAGTTAGAAATATGCAGTCAAACTTGCAAAATACAGTGTCTTCAATAACACAACCATTAACACAATTAACCAGTTCATTAACAAACTTTAAGCTATAATCAACATATCAAGGAAACCCATATTATATGTCAGCATCTAGACAACCTAACATTAGAGGAAGAGCTCCCCAAAATAGTACTACCTCTGGAGGTACAACACTTAGACATCCTGGTCCATATCTAGCAAAAATCGTTAGTCACTTAGACAAGCGGTTTGGGGGTGGATTAGAAGTTGAGTTGTTAAAATCAGCATCTGCTGGTAACAACTATGACAACGGGTCTCAGACTGTTACAGTGAAATATGCGTCACCTTTTTATGGGGTAACGCCGTTGCAAAACAACGATACGAATGATAGCTATGCAAGTTCTCAACAAAGTTATGGATTTTGGGCAGTCCCGCCAGACATTGGATCAAAAGTATTGGTTATGTTTGTAGAAGGAGACATAAGTCAGGGTTATTGGTTTGCCTGCGTCCAAGACGATTACATGAACTTTATGATACCTGAGCCCAGGGTAAGCACAACATTAACGACCACAAGCACCCCGTCTGGGTTGGCTGGAAAAAAATTGCCAGTTGGTGAATATAACAAGTTTTTGGCAAATCCAAATAATAACTTTCCGACAAGTCAACCAAAACCACATAATGATACATTTATTGATAGGTTATTAGAAGAGGGTCTTATTGACGACGATGTTCGCGGTGTTACATCAACTAGCGCCCGCCGCGAGGCACCAAGTAATGTGTATGGGATGAGCACCCCGGGTCCACTAGATAAACGGTCCGGCGCACCGAAGCACCAACGTGGTGTAGAAGGCAGTAAGGCTATGGTGTTTAGTAGCAGACTTGGTGGACACAGTATTGTAATGGATGACGGTGATGAATCTATACTTAGAACTGGTCCAGCGAATGCGTTTCCTAAAGAATATATAAAACCCGAACCAGGATCAACTACACTTGGTGACTCAGAGTACCCAGCTAACGAACTTTTTAGAATTCGTACTCGCACTGGACATCAAATATTGTTACATAATACAGAAGATTTGATCTATATAAGCAACAGTTCTGGAACGACGTGGATTGAATTAACTAGTAACGGAAAAATTGACATTTTTGCTCAAGACAGTGTTAGTATACATTCTCAACAGGATTTGAATGTAACTGCTGATCGGGATATAAATTTTTCTGCTTTTGAAAATATAAACATGTCAGCTGGTAAGGAACTTAAAATAAATGCTGGTGACAGCATGAGTGTAACTACTGGAAACTTTTTTTCATTAAACTCTGGTGACAGTGTGTCACTCAAGGCAAATACGTATTTTTCAAGTTATGCAAATACAAGTGCATCTATAATTGGCACATCAGGAAACGTTACAATAACATCTGGTGCCGCCACAGTTATAAATGCAAAATCGGACATAGGCCTAATAAGTGCGGCGTCTATTAGGGTGGCTGCAACTGGAGACTTGCATCTCAACTCCGATGCAAGTGCGTACTTGTCTTCAGTCGGTGGAAGTCTCTACCTCAAGGCGGCTGGCGGAAGTTTGAAACAAGAATCATCAGCAGCAATGCATATTAAAGCTGGGTCTAGCATATATCAAGAAGCTGCTGGTGGGTCAGTTAATGTCAAAGCATCTGCAAGCATTTTTACTCAATCAGGTTCTGGAATAAATCTACAATCACCTAAAATAGCAATGGACGGCTCCAACATTTATGTTAATAGTGGAAAAAGCATTTCTGCTGGCGGCGCATCTGGTGCCCCAGTTGCTGGCGCGCCAGCTGAGGCGACACCACAAATGCCAACTGCTGCAAAAATTGCATTACTACCATCAAGAATACCGCAACACGAGCCATGGCTTCAACACGAGAATTTAAATCCAAATTCATATACTCCCGATTTTACAAGAGCTGGAAATCAAAGTTCTGACACGTTTGTTCAGCCAATACCAGATACATATGTTTCAAGTTCAGGCAGCACTGCTGGCACAGTTAGGTCAGCAGCTGGGTATCCAAGTGGCGGAGTATCTGATGGGTACCAAGACTCTGCACCAGAGCAAGAAGATGGTCTTCATCAAATAGAAACAACTGATCTTGGAAATCCACATGCTAGAAAAGCATTTGAGTTTTTCAAAGGAAAAGGATTTACTGAAGCACAAGCATCTGGAATTATTGGGAATTTAATGGTTGAATCTGGAATTGGATTGGATGAGACAGCTGGGGGTGACGGCGGTGATGCATATGGTATAGCACAGTGGAACAACCGTTGGTCTCCAGACCGTGTGGCAAATTTCCAAACCGCAATAGGTGTATCTTTGCGCGGCTCTAGTTTTGAACAACAACTTGAGTTCGTGTGGTGGGAATTGCAACACGGGTACAGGTTTGTATACAACGAAATAAAAACATTTGAAGATCCCCCTGATAATGATATATACAAATTAATGGCCATTGCAGAAAATGTTGCATCCATTGTTGATGAAAATTACGAAGTGTCTTCTGGTGAAGCCAGGGACAGACGAAAACAATTGGCTTCATCATTTTACGTGCAAGCAATATCCAATTTTGATTTAAAATCAAATCCTGGAATAGTCAAAAATGCACAGACTGCAATTGACGGATCAAATAGTTCAGTGTCTGACCCAAATATTCCATCAGGACCAGTTGGTCTAATTGATCCTGGCACAGGCAATTTGGCAATGCGAGTTATTGAAAATCAAGGTTCTGCTAAACATAGGCCGCTCCCTATACAAGAATCGATTAAAAATATTTTAAACAGAGCAGCACACGCATCTGGTGTTGACCAAGTAGTCGTTACTAGCGGTGGGCAAGTCCCAGCGCCAGGGAGTCCAAGGACTGGCTCATTCAGACATGACCACGGTATGGCTGCCGATTTTTACTTAGTAGTTGGTGGCCGTAAACTTGACAATGTAAATGACCGGTCGAGAATGGAAGCATTTATGACCGCAGCAGTGAAATATGGAATGCGTGGTATGGGACACGCTGACGATTACATGGGAGTTAGTACTATACATGCTGACCCATACGGTGTAGCGGGAAGCAATCCTCCACAACTTTGGGTTTGGGGTCGCGGCGGCAAAGGAGCAAACCGTTATGCATGGGTTGATGCGGCGTGTAAACGAGGGCTATTATAATGGAAATGCCAACTAAATTTACTGGTATGACTGACGACGAAATTGGTGCATATCTTAATGTTGATAATAATATTGAAAGTTTGATTTCATCTGAAATTAGCTGGTTACTTCTAAACAAACAACCAATAGTGGATTTAGTAGATTTTGATCATTTGGATAATTTTAATGAAAAACTTTCAACTACTGATTTCACTGCTGATTTAACGCAATCGCAAATAATTTCAATAGTAAATGATCCATCGTTGACTGGAATTGAAAAAACAGGGGTAGTTACGGAAGTTGAGGAATACCTCAGTGGTAATATATCCGTGTCGTCATCCAAAAAGATAAAACTTCAAGTATCTGTTATTGCTGCGTCAGTGAGTAATAGTGCAAGTGGTGCTGGTGGTGCATCTGCGTTGTTGGCAAATGCAAATTATATTAATGAAATAATTGGCATAGTAACAGTTATAGACTTGATATCGAACGTAGTCCCGACGTCAACTACAATAACTTCATCATTTTCACAAAATTTAAATACAATTTTTTCTGGATTTTATTCTAGTATAAAGAACATGACAACGGGCGCGCAAGGAATACCGTCTGATCTAACAGGATCAACAGATCCAGGATTTGGATTCACCAACAGCGTTGGCGGTACCAATAGCACTGGCACATTTTTTGGTTACGGTGGTGCACAAGTACCAGCTGACTCAAAAAATACAGCATCAACCACCAGTACTGGGACAACCGGTGATACAACTGCATACAAGCGGTTAGATGATGTCCTAACACGCACCATTAGCCAAGATTGGAGGGCCAAAAATTCAAAACCTGGAAACCCATTGATACTTGAAGCGTATGCAATAAGTGGTAGGAATTATGACAGGGATGGCACAAGTGGTGAATATGCATGGTCCGCAGCCTACGTTAATTGGGTGTTGAACAAATCTGGATTGGAATACATGAAAGTTATGAGCCCCGCGGCTTATGCTGGATATGGCAGTCCCGTGGATTTTGGAACATTTAAAAAAGTTAGAAAAAATGATCTAATTATAATGACAAGTGTACACGGTATTGGTCACATTGGATTTGTTAGAGCATACGATCCAAAGACAAATTTAGTAACCGTGTTAGGTGGAAATCAATCTGGTATGGTTAAACTTACAAAAATTGAACTTTCCAGAAGTAATCCAAATCTGTACATATCACATATACGACGCAATTGGGAAATACCTTCTGACAAAGATGTTCCATTATTCCAAACATCGACACCAACTAGGCCGGGGCAGCAACGGAGCGGCGCGGCGTCAGTAAGGGATTTAATGTCTGGTATAAATGGTGCTGCGTCTGGTGGGACGTTGATATAAGGTAAATACACTATGGCTATTGAAAGAAAATTATATAAAACTCCAACGATTAATCCTAATCGAACAGTTCAACCTGTTATGACTTCAAAATCATACAGGGGAATGAGCACTATAAGTGATGAAACTTCTGGAGTCAAATTATACGATTTGGCACTTATCAAACAGGACTTGGTAAATCATTTTCATATAAGATATGGTGAAAAACTTGAAAATCCAAACTTTGGAACAATCATTTGGGACGTACTTTATGATCCGTTGACTGATAGACTCAAAGAAGCAATAGTTAAAAATGTGACAGAAATTGTAAACTACGATCCCAGGATTACTGTTGATCGTATAACTGTTGATACGTATGAAAATGGAATACAAATTGAGTGTGAGTTAACGTATTTGCCCTACAGCATAAGTGAAACTTTGCAATTTCGTTTTGATAGAGACAACGGGTTTATTTAACTGCGCATATTTCAAATTGTATAAATACCTATACAATAGATCAAGGAAGCGCAACACATGTCATCAACAGATAGACAAAATAATCTTTTATTATCCGAAGACTGGAAAAAGATTTATCAAAGTTTTAAAAACGCAGAATTCAAAAGTTATGACTTTGACAGTCTAAGAAGAACAATGATTTCCTATATACGGGAAAACTATCCTGAAGATTTCAATGATTACATTGAAAGCAGTGAATATCTTGCATTAATCGACCTTGTTGCATTCCTTGGCCAAAATATAAGTTTTAGGGTTGATCTAAACGCAAGAGAAAACTTCCTAGAATTAGCTGAAAGACGTGAAAGCGTCCTGCGTCTTGCACGCCTTATATCCTACAATCCAAAAAGGAATAACCCAGCGTCTGGGCTGTTAAAGTTTGAAAGTGTTTCCACTACAGAGAATATAGTTGACAGCAATGGTGTTAACATTGCTGGCAGAACAGTGCAGTGGAACGACACATCAAATCCAAATTGGTATGAACAGTTTGTCAAAATAATTAACGCTTCATTGCCAGTTTTAAATACATTTGGCAAGCCAATTATACAAGACAGTGTATCTGGTATTCCAACTGAACAATATAGAATTAACGCCGCTGCATCTGGTGTACCAGTGTATGGTTTCACAAAAACAGTTAACAACGTCTCTACAAACTTTGAAGTAGTCAGCACTGGTGTGCTAAATGGCGCAATTTACGAAGAACCACCGATTGCTGGAAACAAGTTTTCATTTATTTACAGAGACAACGGTCAGGGTCCCAGCAGCAGCAATACTGGATTCTTTGCACACTTTAAACAGGGATCATTGCAGCGCGCCGATTTTGCAATAAACTTCCCAGTACCAAATCAACAAGTTGACATCAACACAACTAACGTAAACGAAACTGACGTTTGGTTGTATTCGTTAACTTCACAGTTGCAGGAAGATGAACTATGGACAAAAGTAAGCACTGCAAACGGTAACAACATAATATACAACAGTATAAACAAAAAAATAAGAAACATATTCGATGTTTTAACAAGAGAAAATGATCAAGTTAGCTTGACGTTTGCTGATGGCACATTTGGTAATTTACCACAGGGCAATTTTAGACTTTATTACAGAACTAGCATAAACAAGAATTATGTAATATCACCTAATGAAATACGAAATGTAACAGTACGTGTTCCTTATATCAGCAGAGCAGGCCGCAGTGAAACGCTTTCAATATATCTTGATTTGAAGCACACTATTTCCAACTCAAGCGTAAGTGAAACCAACGATGAGATAAAGTCAAGAGCACCAGCATCTTACTATACACAAAACAGACTTATAACTGGTGAAGATTACAATGTTGGACCGCTAGGTGTAAGTCAAGACATTATCAAAGTAAAAGCAATAAACCGCACAAGCAGTGGTATAAGCAGATACTATGACATTATTGATGCAACCGGCAAATACAGCAAAACTAATCAGTTCTCTGATGATGGGGTTCTGTACAAAGAGGACCTTGAGAATCAAATAGAATTTACATTCTTAACAAAAAATGATGTTAATTCAGTGATTCAAAATACAATCACACCACTTTTGTCAGAAGTCAACATACGTGATTTTTACTTAAAACAACTACCATATGTTAAGAACTTTGATACATTTAAAATAACATGGAATGATGTTACAACAGATACAAACAGATCATCTGGATATTTTAGTGACGTTACTGGTATCGTATATCAAGTTGGATCATATACTGCTGGCTCATTGAAATATTTGGAATCAGGAGCCCTTGTTAAGTTTGTAGCACCAACTGGTAGCTATTTCAATGCAGCAAATAAGATAGTTTCTGGAACACCCACAAACATTGGTGATAAAACTTACATGTGGTCTGAAGTTATTACAGTTTCTGGCGACGGCACAACTAATACAGCCGCTGGATTGGGACCTATTATTTTCAACGATATAATCCCAACAAATGCTGAACTTTCAGAAATAAAACCAAAGTTTTCAAGCAAGTTGTCTGATGCTACAAAGCTAAAAATGTTGGATCAAATATTCTCATATAAGACATTTGGGTTGCGTTACAATGTTGATGATCGTCAATGGTCAATAATATTAGAAACCAACTTGAATACGAAAGATGATTTTAGTTTGGGTAAACAGGGTGACACTACAAACCAAAAACTTGACTCAAGTTGGGTACTGTTGTTCACAACTAATGGTGAAAAGTATACTGTTACTTACAGAAACATGCGTTATGTGTTTGAAAGCGCACAACAAATACGGTTCTATTACGACAATAAAACCAGAACATTTAACAATAAATCAGGTCAAATTATTAAAGATTCACTAAAAGTGTTGAGCATTAATACCCAGCCTGGCTTGACACAATCATTTACAAATGATTTTAATTGGCAAATTGTCTCTGAATTTAGAAATGATGCAGGATATATCGACAATAAAAAAATACAAGTATCGTTCTTTGACAGTGACGATGACGGAGTTATTGATAATCCAAGTATTTTTGAAGAAATAGTTGATCCAGCTGGATTGGTATTCTTTAAGAAATCAGTAGTCGATGGTATTGAGAATTACACCTATGTGAATCAGGAAACAGCAGGTATATTGTCAGTAGCCAATCAAGGCAGCATAGTTTTGACAGCCTACTCAAATGGACAAATATTCTATATAGTGTCGGATGATGTGTTTAAACAATTAAATACTACAACGAATTCACTTGTACAAATATTTGACTATGTTGCAAAAACTGGCAGAGACGGTCTAAAATTCCAATATATCCATGCAAGTGACGAAAACAATAGAATAGACCCAAGCAGTACAAATATGATAGACATATACATGCTAACTAGAGATTATGACAATACCTTTAGACTGTATTTGCGTGGAGCAATATCCACTATGCCAGTTCCGCAGACCACTGATGAACTGTATAGAACATATGGCTCACAAATAAATGCGATAAAATCTGTTAGTGACGAGGTGATTTATCACCCAGTGAAATACAGAATATTGTTTGGAAGTAAGAGTGATCCAAGTTTGCAAGCAACATTTAAAATAGTCAAGAATGCGGAACGAGTAGTAAACGACAACGACATAAAATCAAGAGTAGTTAATGCAATTGATCAATTTTTTGTATTAGATAATTGGGATTTTGGCGAAACATTTTATTTTAGTGAATTGTCAGCATACGTTATGAAAGCAGTTGGCCCTGATTTGAGCAGCATAGTTATTGTTCCAAAGCAGGTGTCAAAAGCATTTGGTAGCTTGTTTGAAATACGTGCAGCCAGCGACGAAATTTTTGTAAGCGGTGCTACAGTTGACGACATTGAAGTTATAACTGCATTGACTGCTGATAGACTAAGATCAGATGGATCTATAACCACAACTACTACCCAGCCTAGAACCAACCTTGGGGGAACTGTTATATAATGGCTTTTAATAATAATCAAAACGACTCACCGCTACCAATTCCTGGAACAACTGACCGGAAGAGCGAAAATCTATTACCTAAGTTCTTTAGAACCGACACTAATAGAAAGTTTTTGGGTAGCACAGTTGATCAATTAATAGCGCCAGGTGTTGTTGAGAAAATAAACGCATATGTGGGTAAGAAGTCATCCAAGAGAAATGATACTGGAAAAGTTGAAAATTATCTTGCAGATATCTCAAAGAATAGAGAAGATTATCAACTTGAGCCAGCACTAATCAGCACAGACATCCTTAACAATGTTACATTCTTTAAGGATTATACTGACTATATAGGCCAACTCAATAACTTCCAATCATCTACTGCAAACCACAGCAAGATGAACTCCCAGGAATTCTATGTTTGGAATCCAAACATAGACTTTGACAAATTTACTAACTTTAGGGAATACTATTGGCTGCCAACTGGTCCGCAATCTGTGCCAGTGTTTGGACAGGCTAATGCAATTGAAAGCACCTATACTGTTAAAATAGTGGTTGAGGACGACAATGTAGCATACGTTATGACTCCAAATGGATTTACTAGAAATCCAAAGCTAAAATTGTACAGAGGACAAAAATATACATTTGAAATAGATGCAGTTGGTTATGGTTTTGCCATAGCAACCACTCGTACTTTCTTGGATACTGATCCAACAAGTGTGAACGATCTTGGCGACAATGTGAGCACTCTTTATAAAAAGGGTGTAGTAAGTGATACTGATTACGTTGAAACAGGTAAATTTGAATTCACAGTTCCAGAAGATGCTCCAGATGTACTTTACTATGTAAGTCAAACTGACATAAACACAAGCGGTATGATGTTCATACAAGACATTACTGAAAATACAAGCATCGACATTGAGAACGAAGTGCTGGGTAAAAAGACTTACAAGACCAGCAACGGTTTTTATCTCACAAACGGCATGAAAGTTTATTACCAAGGAACAGTTACTCCTGAAAAATACAGCACTGGAAATTGGTATGTTGATGGTGTTGGCGATGCGATCCGCCTCGTGCAAGAATCAGACTTGGAAGTTCCAACTCAGTTTACCACTGACGTTACTGTGGAATTTGATTCTGTAAATTTTGATACATACCCATTTGAAAATGCAACTGGTTTTGCATCTGAAAAAGATTACATAGTCATAAATCGCACAAGTGCAGATAGAAACCCATGGAGCAGATATAACAAGTGGTTCCACAAGTCTGTAATAGAACTGTCAGCAGAGATCAACAACCAACCAGTCATAATAGATCAAGATGCTCGGGCTAAACGCCCCATCATTGAATTTGATGCGGGTCTAAAACTCTACAACTTTGGTTCAAAAGCAAAATTGACAGTTGACTTGGTTGATACTTTCACAACTGACGTATTCAGTGACGTCGAAGGCAGTGTGGGTTACAACGTTGACAATGAGCAATTGGTTGATGGTATGCGTGTGTTGTTTACAGCAGATCCAGATCCACTTGTAAATGGCAAGATCTATACAGTTAAGTTTATGACTCATACTGGTAAAACATTTATCACATTGTTGGAAACTGAAGACAGCACTCCGTATGATGACGAGACAGTGTTGGTTAGATTGGGAAATACATACAAAGGATCGTCATTATTTTATAAAGACGGTGCTTGGAGACTGTCTCAAGTAAAATCAACAGTGAATCAACATCCTGTATTTGACTTGTTTGACTCAAACGGTTATAGTTTTTCTGACAACATAATCTACCCATCCACAAGTTTCCAAGGAAACCGTGCATTTGGTTATAAAATAGGAACAGGTGTCGCTGACGTTGAACTTGGGTTCCCACTAACTTATCAAAACATTTCAAACATTGGTGATATCGTTTTTGAGTTTGATCTACTATCTAAGTCATTTGGTTATCAACAAAATGGCGTTGAAGTAACTGTGTATACTGACGTTGGATTTATTAAAAAATATGATTATACTGGAAACACGTTCAAGTATACATCTGGATGGACCAAAGCAGCAGAATCAAGTTATCAATATGTTATAAGACAGTATGACGCTGATGGTGTCGCATCTTCATATCCAATAGATGTGTATAACAATAGTGGATTACTTGATGACTTGCGAGTAAAGGTATATGTCAATACTAAATTTAAAAAAGAATCTGTTGATTACAATTTTGAAATAGTAAATGACGTAAAATACATAACATTCGTCAATGCTCCTGCATTGGCTGATAGTGTTGTAATAAAAACGCACAGTGCGACGGACAAAAATGCAAACGGGTATTATGAAATCCCATTGAACTTTGAAAGAAATCCGTTAAATGAAAACATAACCACCTTTACACTTGGTGAAGTAAATGACCACGTTAACAGCATTGTGGAAGATCTGACAGGATTTGTTGGAACATATCCTGGCTCCAACAACTTGCGTGATTTGGGCGACTACAAAAAATACGGTAAAAAGTTCCTACAACACAGTGGTCCTGTGGATTTGGCACTTTATCACATAACTGATAAAACTGCAAATGCTGTTAAAGCAATACGCAGCTCTAGATATGATTACGGAAAATTCAAGAAGTTGTTCATCAAAACAGCAACTGATTCTGGATTCTATGGAAGCATTAGAGACCACGTAGATTACATTCTACACACAATAAATGCTGATAAAAATGAAACAATGCCTTATTATACAAGTGATATGGTGCCATTTAATGCTGGATCAAAGACTGAATATGTTATAACAGATTTAACAAACAGTTATTTCCCACTTGAAACTCCATTCTCTCTTAACGGGGTGTCATCTTCATCAACCATCTTGTACCTAAATGGAGTGCAACTTTTTGCAAATATTGATTATGAATTTATTGATAGCTTTGTAAACGTAACAACTCCTCTTGCTGAAAACGACGTTTTGGAAATTGTTTATTATGCAAGTACAAATGGTTGTTTCGTACCACCGACACCATCAAAAATGGGACTGTACCCAACATACATTCCTTCTATGTTTGTTGACGATACTTACAGTACACCAGTATTGGTTATTCAAGGACATGACGGTAGCATTTCAGTAGCGCACAACGATTACAGAGATGAACTGTTGTTGGAACTTGAGACTAGAATATACAACAACATAAAAGTAAAATATGACGCTGCTATAGTTGACATACATGAATTCATCGGTGGTAAATTTAGAAACACTGGGTTCTCGGAAGATGAAATAAACCGCGTACTCATAACAGACTATTCTCAATGGTTAACTGGTATGGGATCACCAGCGTATAATGTTGATGATTTTTGGAATGTAGACAACCCATTTACATACAATTACAAAAACGGAACAGACATTGACAATAATCCAATATCCGGATATTGGAGAAAAATATATGTTGACTTGTTTGACACTGACAGACCACATACACATCCTTGGGAAATGTTGGGACTTACTATAAAACCAACTTGGTGGGAATCAACATATGGTCCAGGTCCTTATACAAGAGACAACTTGATTCTATGGAATGACATTGAACAGGGTATATTGAGAGTACCTGGCACTGCTCCAGTAAGAGTTCAGAAGTATGCTAGACCTGGAATACTGAATTACATACCAGTAAACGAAAACGGCGCACTTATAAGTCCATATGAAAGCAATTATGCACAACAACTCGTTACTTTCAAAACAAATATAAAATTCCAATTTGGGGATAGAGCACCTGTTGAATCTGCTTGGAGAAGAAGCAGTGAATACCCGTTTGCATTGTTGACTGCATGGGTTGTATTGCAGCCAGCTAAAATTATAGGACTTGGATTTGACAGAGCCAACACTGTTAGAGATAATAGTGGAAACATTTCTTATAATGTAACCAAGAAGAGAATAAACTTCACAGACTTCGTATTCCCAACTCGTCAGAACAATTCAACAGCTGGGATTGTAAATTATATTTTCGAATATTTGACAGACAACACTACTCGTTATGCTGATTATATTGAACAGTTTAAATCTTTAAAGAACCAATTGTCATTTAAAATTGGGGGATATGCAGAAAAGAACAAGTTTAAATTAGTGTTGGATAGCAGAACCCCATTAAACAAGGGTAACGTATTCGTTCCTGATGAAAACTATTCAATTTTCCTAAACAAGAGTTCTGTACTAGAGACAGCCACTTACAGTGGTGTTATAATTGAAAAAATTGCATCTGGATATGCTATTACAGGCTATGATCCAGAAAATCCAGTATTTGAATACAATGCAGCAATATCTCGTTCAAACGATAATACTGTAGTGGTGGGCGGTATAAGCGAAAGTTATGTTGAATGGGCACCTTCAAAAGAATATGTTATTGGAAAAGTTGTAAAAGATAATAACACTTATTACAGAGTTAAAATGACCCACACTAGCTCAGCAACATTTGATGCTGCAAAGTTTGCAAAACTTCCAGAATTACCACTAGTGGGGGGTGCAAGAATTACTATACGTAAGCAATTTGAATCCAAGACATCGTATTTGTTGTATGGTACAATTCTACCAACAATTCAAGATGTAGTTGACTTCATGTTGGGATACCAAAGTAATCTTGAACGTGCAGGATTTAAATTTGAATTCTTTAACAATACCACTCAAGTAATTGAAGATTGGTTGCTTGCATCAAAAGAGTTTGCATTCTGGACAACTCAAAACTGGGATTACGGCAGCGTTATAACATTGAGCCCATGTGCAAACAGACTCATATTTGAAAAGCCATACTATGTTGTTGATAACATGCATGATCCATTCTATAATTACAAAATACTAAAATCAGACGGAACAGCACTTACTAACAAACTGGTAAACACTGTCAGAGACAACAGCAATGAATTCAGTTTAATAACTCGTCCTGCGTCAGCGGATGGAATTTACTTTGTGAAATTGCCATTGGTGCAAAAAGAGCATGTTGTTATCATTGACAACAAGACAGTGTTTAACGACGTAATATATGACACTGTTCCTGGATACAGACAAGAGAGAATGTTGGTTGTTGGATACAGAACTGACAACTGGAATGGTAGTCTAAACATACCTGGATTTATATATGACCAAGCTAAAACAACTGTATGGAAATCATGGACTGATTACGCAATTGGCGACGTGGTAAAATACAAAGAGTTTTACTACAGTTCCGCAGTCCAACACAGCAGCGAAGCAGACTTTGATTCAACCAACTGGAATATATTGAGTGAAAGACCAGAATCAGAACTCAAGCCAAACTGGGATTACAAAGCAAGTCAAATAACTGATTTTTATAATCTAGAAACTGACAACTTTGATAGCGAACAACAACGTCTTGGACAACACCTAATCGGCTACCAAAAGCGCCAATATCTTGAAAACATAATAACTGATGACGTAAGTCAGTATAAATTCTATCAAGGATTTATTCAGGAAAAAGGTACACAAAACGCATTTAGCAAGTTGTTTGATGCACTTAGCAACAGCGACAATGACAGCCTTGAGTTTTATGAAGAATGGGCATTGCGTGTTGGCCAATACGGCGCGCTGGACACATTTGAAGAAGTTGAATTTGTAATAGATGAAAGCAAATTTAGACTAGACCCACAAACAGTGGAATTGGTTGATTATGTTGACTCGTCTAGAACTGATTTGGTATACCAAATATCAAAATCTGAAATGTATTACGCTCCAACATCATACAACAACAAGCCTTTCCCAGCATCATATACTTCGGAAACTTTTACCAAAAGCGCAGGATACGTTAACAGTGATCATGTTCAGCATGTTGTATCAACTTATTCAGATATTTTAAATCTTGCTGTTGCAGATGTTGAAATTGGTGAATATGTATGGGTTATTTCAGAAAATCAAGACTGGAATGTATATGCTCACAACAAGACAGATTATACTATATTAAGTGTAACACAAGAATTTGACGGTTACAACATCGTATTTGACAAAAACGTTGATATAACAGTTGGTCAAATTTTTGGTGTATACGGCAACAGTGATGTACTTGATGGGTTCTATACAGCGTTAAAAGTTAGCTTGAATACTATTTTTGTATCAAGTGAAAAAGAGCTGTCCTCATTAGAATTCAACGACAGCAGCGTGGCAATCATAAGCGTATTTGAAACCAGAAGATTTGCTGATTTTAACAACGTAAATGAAAACTTAAAATCTGAATATTATTTGAATATTGGTAAAATATGGGTTGACTCTGGCGCAGACGGCAAATGGGGTGTTTACGAAAATGCTAAAAAGTTTGTTGACTCACAGTCACTTCGTCCCATTGCACAATATTCAAATTCTGAATTTGGTAAATCAATTGCAGTTGA